TGGTTTGTGCGATCGTTGCAGATATTGGATGTACTATTTCTGCAGAAGATGTAAATCCAGATGTTTGTGCGCTGGTGGCCGAAACAATGATGTCGAGCTTGGCGGTTGCATCAAGCCCAGATGTTTGTGCGATTGTGGCTGCAGCAAACTCATACTGAGGCGTACCATAGGCAGCCTTGCCGTAGTTATATAAACCATAGCCAACGCTGGCCATGAGGTTACGCCAATGTTACGTCAAGATCGCCAGCATCAAAACGAATGACATCACCACTCGCTACAACTTTTGATGCGGATAACGCAGCCCAACAAAGCAAGTTTCCGCTTGATGATGCATCAAAAATCCCCGTGTGGGTTATCGTACCCCAAGAACCCGTTGCTGTGACAAACTCAACGGCTGCCCCATTGGTCGCAGTAGTAGGTGAGGTGCCTGAAACGGTCATTGCAGCCATACTTTTCCTAGCATAAGAACCGCCAGAAACCTCTGTGCCGCCACCCGTATCAGATGGTGCTGCTGTGAATAATCCAACATAAAGCGTGCCAGGTGCTGAATAAGCACTGCCCCCGAATACATGATCCAAAACTTTATCTTCTAAATAGTCTGTAAAACCAGCCATTGTTATTTCCTCTAATTAAATTTAATTATTGCCCCAATAAACAACTTGTTTTTGGGTTCTGCCGTAAGTTCTTCGCCTCGGAATCATTGATCCTTTGCCGAAGGCGGCACGTTCTTGTTCCATCCTCATTTCTTCCAATGCCTTATCGAATAGATTGGTGAAACCCGCTGCGCGATCATCTTCCATGAGATAAATCGATGCAGTGCGTAAACACCCATACAGATAAACATCGGGATAGCTTGTTGAGACAAAGTTTGAAGTATTGCTGCTGCTCAGTGCTGAAATTTTTGAGTAGTAGGTTAATTGTAGCGTATATGAGCCGTCAGGTGTAGGACATAATTCCATGGTGTCATCAACTAGGGCGTAATAAACGGGTTGACCCGTGCTGTTGTTGTTCTTTTTGCGGTAAACATCCAAAGACTCAATGCTCATTTGCATCAATGGACTGAAATTGTTTGCTGTGATTTCGACATTGATGGCCTCTAACCAGTCTGTCGGTAATGTTAAATATTGGGCATCGGCAGTAGCCGTTGCACGTTTAACCATGTCTTTTGTTCTGAGCTTTCGATTCAGCTCTGCCTCGGTTTGTATGATGAAGGTGTCCATCATTGAATCTAAATCACTGCGATTCAGATAATTTGCAACTGCTGTTTTTAATTCACTGTATGTCATATTTTCCCTTGCCAAGTGCGAAACGCTTTGTTGTCAGGATCATTCAGCCAACGCTTCATTTTAGCCTTATCGTTGATCCAGCCCTCTCTCATAGCTTTCTGATAAACAACCATTGGAATCTCGGCAACGTGGCGCATTTCTTTACCTGGTGTTTGCTCACTTAAAACCTTGCAATGCTCAATGATCGGTCTCACGTCTTGCTTGGTTTGATAAACAAAGTTATCGCCCTCGGTTGCAAACTGATTGACGAGACCGCCTGATTTTATTTCCAATGTTGTTATTTTTGCCATTTTTAAATAGTGGGGCGATTTCTCACCCCACTAAATTACTCACTTACGATGTAGATAAGTCAGCAGCTAGACCATGAGCTTTCTCATTAGAACACTCTAGTCCGTACTCGACCACAATCATCTTAGTGACAGCATCACCGATGGTTGAAATGTCAATGGTTTCAAAATCTCTGAGATAAGAAACTTTTGCCATATCAGGATCGATGAACAGTGCTGTTCTGCCTCTGCTGAAGTTAGAAGGCATTACCTTCAACTCACCAAAGTCTCCAGAATACACACTCACGCTGGCTTCGATCGCTGTTGCATCGATCATTTGCCTAGCAGAAGATCGCCCAGTGAAACCAGACACAACGCCTTTGACGTGAGAACCGACAACCAACATAGTTGGCTCGCCGCCGTTGTCAAAACAAAGTTGTTGTACGTCTTTCAAAATGGTTTCTGTGAACGCTCTTTGTGTGCCGTCTGTAGGGGCAGCACCATTACCAGCACCAGCTCCGTTAGTGCCTCTGGAAACATTGGTTTCAATCCAAGTTTCAAAGCCACCCGTTTGCCTTGCTGTTGCAGCAGCACCCGCGTTTTTGGCAGTGTTTCCACAAATGGTTTTTTCCATATCGCGCTTGAGGCTTTTTGCCATGATTGCGAGAGCGTGAGCCATTTCTGATTTCTTACCAGCGGGATCAGATGCTTGCTGTGAACCTGTCACAGTTGCATCTCTGCTTGAAATTTGACATACGTTGCTTTCCCTTACAGTCGCAGTAGAGGCAGCTCTTGAAAGTTCAAAACCCTCAAGTTGTCCTGTTGCTGATGCTGTAGGCAATGCTTCTGTTTGCCAATCAAATTGTACATTCTTTACCGAATTACGGCCAATAGCTGACATGACAGGAGTTGACATTGGTGAAATGTTGTAGATCAGATCACTCAAAGCCTCTCTGTCAGCAGTAGCAGTATAAGTATCGAACGCATTGGTTACTTTTGCCATGCTAATACTCCTTCTAGTTGCCTAGAAATTAAAAGTTAAATTAATTGTTCAAATACTTTCGCCGCATCTTGGACTTTCCCAGATTTGGCTAATCGTGCTTTCGATTTCTTTAAAGGAGTGCTGGTTTTTTTACGAGAGACCGAACCAGGTTTTGCAACTCTGTTTCTAGCCGATGCCTTCTGAGTGGGTTTTTTCTTCACAGCTTTTTGCGTTTTATTTTGCATCCAGCTATTTCTTAACCCCATCAACAGGCGGTAATCATACACTTGGTTGATTTCCTCTGCTGTAAATCCCAAATCATTGATTGCATGATCTCGAATCGCCAATTTTTCTTCTTGTTGGATGGTTTTATCCTTCCACTCAGGAACATGATTAAGAATTTGCTTTTCGCCATATTGCATATACTTTTGTATCTGCTCTTGCTGTTTCACTTGATCTTCTTCTTGAAGTCTCGTTTGTTCAGCTTGTACGGCTTGCAATTTCTGTTGTTTTTCATTCCATAAATCGCGTTCTCGAACATAACCAATGGGATCGTTAGAATACAAAGTTTCCCAGTCAGGCTCGTCACCCAAACTTTCGCTTAATGCAGCTTCCATTTTGGGCAGCAGTTCCTTATAAATCGCCTCGTTTTTTGCAACCTCGCTTTGTTGTTCTTCAACAGTCTTACGCTGTTGAGCGAGTTCTTGAGTCTTTCGAGTGTAATCTGCTTGTCTAGAATACGAGCTTTGAAGTTCGTCAATGGTGACTTCAACATCTTCGCCGTTTATTTTAACGGCATAAAGTTGAGGTTCATTTTGTTCCTCTATCTCATCTTGTTCATCGTCAAGAGTTTCTGTTTCTTCTGTTTCTTCAAAGTCATCGGCTTGGAGTTCTTCTTCCTCGACAATTTCTTCTTCAACAGTTTCATCGGCTTGTGATTCTACTTGTGCCTCTTCTAGTTTTTCCTCTTCAGGTTCTAGGTATTGCTCAAATGAGGTCACAGCCTCTTCCATACTTGTTTGTAATTCCAATGGTTTAGGTTGAACCGTGTTGGCCATAATATTATCCTTGAAAATTATTGATAATTAGATTGATTCTAAACTACCCTTTGGTATTTGTAAATCAATACTAAGCCATGACTTTTCGGATTCTTCTCAAATTGGTTTGTGTAATTTTTCCTTTCTCAACAATGATTCGCAAATGTTTTTCGATCTCTGGCAACAGCTTGACGGCAGTGTGCATTGATTCTCTAAACGCTTTGTCGTCTTGATCGGATTGCACCCAGAGCTGGATGTATTCATCGTGCAGTTGTTCGATTGCTTTTTTAAAAACGACTGAATTAAGGATTAATTCTGCCTCGTTGGATTCGAGGACTTCTTGTTGTGTACTCATGTGTTTCCTATTTTATTAATGATTGACTGTATTCCGCCAAGACTCAATGGTTGATAGCCACTTGGCATGGTCGGTAAACTTGTAATCGATTCAGCCATTGAAGGCAATGGTGCAAATGGATCATATATCAATGGTGGCCCACTCATTTGTTGCACAGGGGGTGGGTCGTAAACATAAGGCGTATAAACATCGTCAAACACCGTATATCCCTCTGGCACTTCTGGCGAATATGAAACGCCTGGTGCAATAAAATCTCTCGGTTCAAAGACAGGATTTTGAATTGTAAATGGCGTGTAATCGACTGGCACAAAAGGCGTGTCGTCATCATCGACAACTCCCGCGCCCGTTCCTATGCCAACAGTATCGCCAATGCCGATGCCAACATCATCGGTTGTGCCGTCATCAGTATCACCTGTTCCAGTTGTATCGGTTGTGCCTGTTGGCGTAGGTGTTGGCGTAGGTGTAGGTGTTGGCGTAGGTGTAGGTGTAGGCGTTGGCGTTATAGGCGGAGATGGGGGTGGTGTTGTAATAACTGGCGGCTCATCAATTACAGGCGGTGTGTCAATCACAATCGGTGGTGTATCAATAACAGGTGGTGTAATGACAGGTGGAGTAGGGGGTGGCGTTGTAATGACAGGTGGAGTAGGGGGTGGCGTTGTAATAATTGGTGGCGTTATAACAGTACCGCTGTCGTCAATGATTGATGGAAAAAGCGGTATGTCAACTGGTGTCTCTTCATCCGTTGTTGTTGTTTCAAACTCCCAAGGATCACCAGGCAAATCTTCTTGTGGATTGTAAATTGCCCAACCTGATTGATGCTCATCAATTACATTTCCATCGCTATCAGTGATGGTTCCGCTTTGAATAAAAACACGATCGCCTATTGCAAACTCAACTGGGCTTTGATCGCTGCTGCCTAATGCTTTAATGCCTTTTCCGTTGTCATTTACTTTCCAAACAATGCCTGTGCCTCGATCTATAAACACATCGCCCGCGCCAAGATTGTTTTTATTCTTTATGGTTCTTGCATCTCTTTTTTGAGCTTTGGTGACTTGTATCGGGCCACTTGTGACAACTTGTTGCCCAGGGTTGTTTG